GCAGAAAAACTGGGTGATGGCACCGAAGGTGAATTCAACCAGATGGCTTTCTCAATCGAGAAGGTCACCGTTACTGCTAAGTCTAGAGCACTCAAAGCAGAGTACTCCTTGGAACTGGCACAGGACCTTAAGGCAATCCACGGTCTGAATGCTGAAGCGGAATTGGCAAACATTCTCTCCACAGAGATTCTTGCTGAAATCAACCGTGAAGTCATCAGAACCATCTACAAGACTGCTGAGCAAGGTGCTGTTAACAACACCGCAACTCCTGGTCAGTTTGACCTCGACGTTGACTCCAACGGTCGCTGGAGTGTTGAGAAGTTCAAGGGTCTTCTGTTCCAAATCGAGCGCGATGCAAACGCAATCGCACAAAGAACTCGTAGAGGGAAGGGCAACATCATCCTCTGCTCCGCAGACGTTGCTTCCGCTCTGACCATGGCAGGCGTACTTGATTACACCCCTGCACTCAACGCTAACCTTAACGTTGACGACACCGGTAACACCTTCGCAGGTGTTCTCCAAGGTAAGTATCGTGTATACATCGATCCTTATTCTGCAAACACCGGCACTGGTACTTCTGACCAGTATTACGTCGTTGGTTATAAGGGTTCTTCTCCTTATGACGCAGGTCTGTTCTATTGCCCCTATGTACCTCTTCAGATGGTACGTGCAGTTGGCGAGAACACCTTCCAGCCCAAAATTGGCTTCAAGACGCGCTACGGCATGGTTGCTAACCCCTTCGCACAGGGCACTGGCCAAGGTCTTGGCGCACTCACCACTAACGCTAACCGCTACTATCGTCGCGTTCGCGTTAAGAACCTCATGTGATCAATACTCACAAGAGTTAAACAGAGGGTCTTCGGACCCTCTTTTTTTATGCTAAATATTTAAAAAACGATGGCATATGTAACCCCCATTGAGAATAGAAATTATTTGGCACCTGTTGGGTTTATATTCAGAATTGATAGAATTCCGCAAGTATCATATTTTTGCAACCAAGCAAATATTCCCTCAATGGATTTGGGAATTGCTATTCAACCATCATACCTAAAAGATGTTCCAGTTCCCGGTGATAAAATTGAATTTGGGGATTTAACTGTACGCTATCTTATTGATGAAGATTTTGGAAATTATATGGAAATCCAAAAATGGATTCGTGGTCTAGGTTTTCCAGATAGTTTAAAAGAGTTTAATGATTTTGAGTCTCAAGTAACTTTACCCAATAGTATTGATACTATTTTTGATGGGCAAGGTGACAACATTTATTCTGATGGAGTTCTTCAAATATTAAGTAGTAATAATTTACCTAAGTTCCAGGTTAATTTTAAAGATATGTTCCCATATTCTTTATCAACATTAACTTTCGATGCCACAGATACTGATATAGAATACTTTACAGCAGAAGTATCTTTCAAGTATACTAACTATACTATAACAAATACCAGAGGACAAGATTTATGAATTTTGATCTTGATTTAATTCAAGATATGTGGGAGAAAGATTCTAAAATAGATCCAGATAACTTACATAATGAATCGCTGGGTATTCCATCTCTCCACGCAAAATATTTTGAAATGTATAATACTATTTTTCTTTTGAGAAAAAAAGCGGAGCAGCAAAGAAAAAATATACGCCATGAACGTTACGAATATTTTAGTGGAAAAGCAGATCCAGATGTTTACATAGAAAATCCTTTTCCCAAAAAAATCAGAGATAAAGATACAATGCAGAAGTATCTTGACGCTGATGAAAAATTATCTACAATATGTTTAAAGATAGACTATTATGAAACAATGCTTGTATACATTGAAAGCATCCTTAAACAAATAACTAATAGAACCTATCAAATTAAAAACGCAATAGAATTTATGCGATTTAACGCAGGGTTAGGTTAATGGAACACGACGACCAGTATTACAGTTTAGAATTGCCCATAGAAGCAATTCGTGTGATTCACATAGGAATGTCGCAGGCAGTTACTAAATGGAGCGGCGGTGATCCTGCCGAACAGGAAGATTTAATTGCGATGAGAGATCATTTCTATAGAATTATACTAGAACATTCATTTATGAAGAAGGAATAAATATTCTTAGATGAATGGATTTATGTGATTGATACATCAGCAAATCTTGTTATATCTAAGTCCAACGAAGTATTTTTAAAAATTAATACTGAACCTCATATAGAATACGAACTTAGAGATCACTTTAAGTTTGAGGTTCCTAATGCAAAATTTATGCCACAATATCGTGGTAAAAATTGGAATGGAGAGATACATCTCTTTGATATGCGTTCCAAACAAATTTATGTTGGACTATTAGATAAGATTGTTAATTTTTGCGATCAATACGGATATTCATACAAATTTGAAAATAATAAATTTTATGGAACTCCTTATGAAGAAAATGAGGAGATTTCATATGAGGGTGTCAAGGATTATATGCATTCCATATGTGCTCATACTCCCAGGAAGTATCAAATTGAGGGAGTATACGGTGCCCTAAAGCATAATAGAAAACTGTTGATATCGCCCACTGCTTCCGGCAAATCTCTGATGATTTATTCTCTTGTAAGATATTACGAGAACCAAGGGCAAAAAATTCTTTTAGTTGTTCCAACGACATCTCTTGTAGAACAGATGTACAAGGACTTTGTTGATTATGGTTGGGATGCTGACTCATATTGTCACCGAATTTATTCTGGTAGGGAGAAGCATAGTACTGCTCCAGTAACTATTACCACCTGGCAATCTATCTATAAGTTAGAAAGATCTTGGTTTGAGGATTTCAGTGTTGTAGTTGGTGATGAAGCTCACTTGTTTAAGAGTAAGTCTCTTATTTCAATTATGACAAAGTTGCATCATGCAAAATATAGATTTGGATTTACCGGAACATTAGATGGCACACAGACACATAAGTGGGTATTAGAAGGTGTTTTTGGTCCTTCATACAAAGTAACTAGAACAGATGAGTTAATGAGACAAGGACATTTATCTCAGTTAGATATACAATGCATTGTCCTTAAACATCCTCCACGTAAATTTGATGTGTTTGAAGATGAAATACAATATTTAATTACTCACCAACAAAGAAATAAATTTATTACTAATCTTTCATTAGATATGAAAGGAAATACTCTTGTCTTATTTGCAAGAGTAGAAGCACACGGTCAGGTACTTTTTGACAAGATAAATAATCAAAAGAAAGATAACCAAAAAGTATTTTTTGTTCATGGTGGAGTTGATACAGAGCAGAGAGAATTAGTAAGAGAAATAACTGAACGAGAAAATAACGCAATCATTGTTGCATCTTATGGAACTTTCTCTACAGGTATTAATATTAAAAATCTCCATAATGTTATCTTCGCCTCACCTAGTAAATCCAGAATCAGAAATCTTCAAAGCATTGGACGAGTTCTTAGAAAAGGAAAAAACAAGGTAAAGGCAACTTTATATGATATTTCCGATGATTGTTCAACTACCACAAGAAGGAACTATACACTTAATCATTTTATAGAACGAATTAAACAATATAATGAAGAAAAATTTAATTATGAAATTATTACAATCCAACTTAATGGAGGAATATGATAGAAGAAGATTTTTACGCAACTATTAAACTTAAATGTGGAGAAGAAATATTTGCTAAAGTAGCAGCTTCTGAAGAAGAAGATAGAACTATTCTAATAGTTTCTAATCCTATTATTGTTAAAGAAATTAAATCTAAAACAGATACTATAGTAGGTTATAAAATAGAACCTTGGTTAAAAACTACATCTGAAGATATGTTTATGATTAAATTAGATGATGTGCTTACTATATCTGAATCTTCTGATATTGAAATTATAATGATGTATCAAGATTATGTTAGAACAGGTGACACTAAAAATACTAACAATGGATCTTCTAAAATAGATAGAAAAATGGGATATCTTTCTAATGTAAGAGATGCAAAAGAAATTCTAGAAAAAATATATAACAATTCTAATAAAGATCCTAAAGAATCTAAGTAAACTATAGCTGTCTCTTCAAACCCAACAAAGGTATTCTACACATGGTTTGGATACTTGTCAAGTGTTTGTATTGATGATATAATATATACATATTATGATAAAAACTTATGGTAGGTACTACAATGGCCAAGAGGAAAAGGTCAGAGCACTACGTTAACAACAAAGAATTCCTTGCAGCACTTATTGAGTATCGAAGTGAAGTTGAGAGAACTTTTATTGTTAAGTATAAAAGAGAACCCACTAAACAGGATAGGGCACAGAGATGGGATACTAAACCTCCTATTCCACGCTACATTGGGGAGTGTTT